GTCGTCCTGTCCGTCCCTACCATGACCCAGTCCACGGATAAGAGATTTTTTTCGGGAAGATGAAAAACGGTTGACGTTCCGTCCGCGGAGAAGCGGATGCGCCGTTTTCCGGTCAGGCGGTTGATATTTTGCAGCGCCGTACCGCCTCCGGAGGGGGCCGCCGCCGTAACGACGCAGGGGACGTACCCCTCGACGACGTCCACGTAGCCGACTCCGTCCCAGACAAGGTATTCCTTGCCGTTCAGAATGTAGACCTTGTCGTTGAAGCCGAAGAACGTCGTGGTGTCGTCCCATTCGTCGCCGATGCGCCGCTCCGCGCCGTCCGTGAGGTCCCATATCCCGCCGTCGGCCGCGCAGAGCATCCGCTCGCTGCCCGCCACCCAGCCGGACCAGAGGCCGCGCACGGGTCCTGTGAACTTGCGCAGCGTCTTGACGCCCGGCCGCACGCGCAGGTGGTACTGCGGAGTGACCTGCCAGTTGGTCATTTCCGACGCTTCTCCGTACTGAAGCTGCGTGTCTCCGTCGCTGGATTCGTTGATTCCCAAAAATCTCTGGATCTGAAAGGTCTTGGAGTTGTCCGTGACCGGTATGGTCGCCATCGTCTCACCTCGCGTCAGTTGCCGAAAGGGGGCCCGGAGATTCCGAGCCCCCTGCGGGCATTATCAGTTCTGGTACTCGGCCAGATTGGAGTTGTAGAGGCCGCTCTTGGTCGCGGCGGCACGGATAAGGTCGCCGGACGCAAGCGTAGGCTTGGCGCCGCCGTCGTAGGTCAGCGCGGTGGCGCTGAAGCGCGGGTCGGAGCCGTCGGTCGTGTACTTGATGACCGCGCCGGAGGTCGCGGAGGCGAGCGTCGCCACGTTGGCCGCGACGGTGATGGTCGGGGTCTCGCAGCGGGCGCCGGCCGCGCAGGCGATGTAGATTCCGTTCGCGGCAGTCTCCATCACGAACGCATCGTAGATGAAGCGGCCCTCGACGACGTTGCCGCTGATGCCGACGGGGTCGGACTGGATGCGGTAGTCGCTCAGCTTGACCGGGCTGATCGCGGACGCCTTGTGGATGATCATGAAATAGACGCCGGTCGGAAGGTACACGCTCGGGACCCTCTTGACGACCATGCCGTCGAACTCGCCGACCTGGCCCTTGACGAGCGCCTTGGTTCCGACGCCCTCGAGCGCCACGTACTCCGGGCAGAGCTTGAGCGCCTTGTAATACTTGTTGGAGATGTACAGCGTGCGGCCGTCCGTCGGCACGAGCGCGTCGTCCATGTCTGCAGTCGCGCTCATGATCATATCCGCGATGGTGGCCTTTGTGGGCTCCGCGGCGTTGTTCGCGCCGAGGCCTGCGCCCTGCGCCCACTTGAGCATGCGGTACTTGTCGATCTCGGGGGTCACGACCTCGCGCATCTGACGCTTGAGCGTGGTGCCCGCGGCCTTGATGTTGTACTGGTCGAGCTGGTTTCCCTTGTCGATGGAGTACGTAAAGGCGCGGTCGCGCGTCATGGTGAGCTCCTGCACGGTATCCGTGAGCTCCTGCACGGTGCCGAAGCGGTTGGACGTCGCGTTTCTGTTGTAGTCGTTCATGGGGACGGTGTTCACGGAATAGACCTTGACGGTCTTGGCGCCGATGAACTCGAAGTCGCGGTCCTTGGAGAACGAGGACTGCGTCACGGAATCCTGATAGAACCGCTCCGACACCTTGTCGGAATACTTGGTTGCCAGATTAATGGTCTTGGACATAAGTTAACCTCTCTTTCATTCGGAGAGGAACGCCTCCAAAAACGGGTCCTTCGCGGCCGTCTGGCCGCCGGTCTTCACGCTTCCGAGCGTCTTCTCCCGGTTTTTGTTGTTCTGCTCGGCGGCCGCCTGCTGCTCCTTGAGCCGCTTGATCTCCGCCTGAAGCTGTCTGTTTTCATAGCGGCCGTAGGCCGTGACAAGGCTCTCGCCCTTCCGCACTTCCTCCCAGACCTCGTCCGGGATGGTCTTGGGGTCCACGTCCTGATAGAGCTTTCCGAACGCCTCGGCGTCCTGCCTGCGGCGCTCCTGTTCCTCGGTCTCTTTCCGCTTCCCGCTGGTCTCTCGCTCACGGGCGGCGGCGAGCTGTCTCTCCGCGTCCTCCCGCGCGATGCGTTCCCGCGCGACCTCACGGTCGACTCCCTGCGACGTCAGCAGGTTTTCCCGGATCGTGCGCACAAAGGCGGGCACGTCCATACCGGCGTTCTGCGCGGCCGTGGTGAGCACGCCCAGAAGTTCGTGGTTGTCGTCCCGGAATTTTCGCAGCTCCGTGCTCTCCTGCCGCAGCGCGTCCCGTTCCTGCGAGACCTTGTCGTAGTTGAGGCCCTTCTGCGCCAGCGTCTTCATTTCGTCCACCGTGACGAGCTTCTTCTCTCCGTTGTACTTGAGCTCGTACGTCTCCGGTTTTGTCTCCACTTCCGGCGGCGCATCGGAGTCCGGCTTGTCTGTCGGCGCGTCCGGATTTGCGGGTTCGTCTTCGGTCTCCGGTTCCGTCTCCGGCTCCGAGGCTTCGGCGTCATCGTCGTCCGTCTCGAGTTCCGATACGTCCGAGACGTCCACGTCAAAATCGTCGTCGTCCGTCTCCGGGGCTGCGGTCTGCATGGTCTCTGTGTCCATATTTCCTCCTTTTGGCTGTGGTGGGCCAAACAACGGCTGTGGTGGGCCGTTTATTACACGTCAAGTCCGCCGTAGTACTGCTCGATGTCCTCCCAGGTGGCGGGGCGCTGGGAGGCGAGGGTCATTTTCAGTTCCTGGTAGCGCTGCAGGAAGAAGCTCGCGATCTGGTCGTTCTCGCCCAGCATGAGGTGCGCCGCGAGCCCGTAGGGGAGGATCGTCTGTGCGATCACGTCGTCCAGGCCGATGAGGTCCGTGAGCGCCGTGAGCTCCGGGCAGACCGGGCGCGTGCCGTCGGTCGAGTCCGGGTAGTTGTCAGAGTATGGGTAGAGCTCCCCGCGCAGCACGTTCAGAATCGGGACCGTCCGAAGCTTATACTCGTTCGTGTCGCTCGTCACAGTCGCGCCGGACGATTCGTTCTGCTCGTCCATGAGGTAGATCGCCTTGTCGAATACCCACTGTGCAGTCGTGCTCATAGCGCCCTCCTAGTAGCCGATATAGCTTTCATCGGGCTCTCCGCCCGCCATGTAATCTTCGTAATCCTCCGCCCGGTCGTCCTGCGGCTCGGCGGGCTCCGTCTTCTCCGGCCGCAGCGTCCGCAGCTGCGAGAAGTAGCGCAGCGCGTCCGGCCGGTGCGTGATGTCGTGCGGCTCCCTGGCGCAGTCAGAAACGTTCTTGTCGTCGTGCTGAATCGCCATGATGTCGTCGACAAGTCCCTTGCAGGTGTCGAACACCAGAAGCCCCGGCTTTCCGTCGGCCATGGGCTTGAGCAGCTCCTTGACCGCCATCCAGCCCTGCACGCGGGAGTTGTTCGCCCGGACGATTCCGAGACCGTTCTCCGTGAACACCTGCGCCATGGTCTTTCCGGTGTCCTTCTGCGTCGACCACATATCGGGCGGCGCGATGGTGTACTCGATGTGCTCCTCCGGCGGCGTAAAGGTCAGCGCGGCCGTGGCCGCCTCCGACACGATAAGCCTTGATTCCGCGTACTCTCGGTATACGTAGCAGCGGCCGTGGTAGTCGACCGCCACCCAGAGGCAGGCGAAGCAGTCGAGTCCGTAGTCGAACGCCCGGTAGTGCGCCCACTCTCCGGGGATGGGGAAGGGCTTGATGACGTGCGTCTTGACCGTGAACTCCGGGAAGTATCCGCCGGACAGCGCGTCCCAGTCTCCGTATCGGTGCGCAGCCCGCACGTCCTCGGGCAGCAGATCCAGCGCGTTCACATAGTCGGGGGAGCCTTTCAGCAGGTCTATGTTGTCCTCGACCGTCGCCTTGATGAACAGGTAGTCGTCCGGGTTCTCCTGCGGCAGAAAGTCGCGCGTGATGAACAGACGCTTGACCCACTGGTGCCCGATGCCTCCCGGGTTGCAGGTCAGATACACGCGCTTCGGAAACGGAGTGGCGCCGCGGCAGCACGCCGCGATCCCGCGGAACTCCGCTTCCGTGAACTGTGTGGCCTCCTCCATGAAAATCCAGTCGTATTCCTGTCCCTGGTATTTTCCGGACACCGCCGCACCGTAGCCGTCCATGTTGCCGAACTTGATCGTCGAGCCGTTCAGAAAACT